GGACAAATGGTACATTGAACCTAAATGGCAAAACTTGCACAGTGGGGACAAGATTTGTAACGGCTGCTGGTACTAAAAATCTTACCTTTAACGGTGGCACATTAGTTTGTCCTGATCCTAACGCAACATCATTTAATAACATTAGCCCAACTAACTTCACCACGACAGCAGGTACTGGCACAGGCACGATCTCAATGACGGCGGCAACTGCCAAAACGTTTGTTGGTAATGGGTCTACGTATAACTGCACACTAAACCAAGGTGGTGCGGGAACGCTGACGATTACTGGTGCAAATACGTTCAACAACATTACGAATACTAACGCTACAGCCAGCCAGATTACGTTTCCTGCTAGTACAACAACGACGGTTAATGCGTTTGCATTGTCTGGATCGTCAGGCAATTTGGTTTCAATCCGTAGCTCAACGCCGGGAACTCGATTTACGTTATCCGATGCGTCTGGTACGGTGTCTGTGTCGTTCCTAGACATCCAAGACAGTAACGCTACAGGTGGCGCTACTTGGGAAGCGTTTACAACTAATGGAAACGTAGATTCTGGGAATAACCTTGGTTGGGCATTTGCTGTTCCTTATGTTGATGCGATTGCTTATGTAAATGCTAATGCTGCTGTGACTTCAGCGGCTTCAGTATTAAAGTTTGGAAATGCAAGTATTGACGGTATTGCAACAGTTTCTTGCATTGGAAATGAAATATTATTAGGGCAAGCAAGTATTAACGGTGTTGCAACTGTTAATGCTAACGGAATTGCCATCATAAGCGGCATTGGCAGTATTACTGGAAATGCAACATTATCTGCTGATGCTTACAAAGTTATTAGCTTTTCTGGAAGTATTACTGGAGATGCGTCAGTAACGGCAGACGCAATTCGAGTTAGGACTGTTAGCGGTAGCGTTTTAGGTGAGGCTACTGTATCTGGACTAGGTAATATTACAGCTAGCGGCATTGGCCTAATCGAAGGGCTTGCGACTGTAAATGCTTACGGTAACGCAACTTTCTTTAATGCGCCTACAATTACAGGAAATGCAACTTTGTTAGCTGATGGTCAGATTATTGGCGAGGAATGGTCTGATGATGCCACAACAGCAACATCGTGGGGAACTGTAACAACGACATCAAGTGTGTGGACAGCGGGTACGCCTACAGATAGTGATTGGTTAAGACAATGACAACAATCAATTTTGGTGAGTGGTTGCCAGATCGTCCGGGGGTTAGTGGGGCGGTAACTGACGCTAAGAACTGTTATCCGGTTTTTAACGGTTATGCGTCATTCCCTAGCGAGGCTGATTACTCTGATGCAGCGGCTCAGAACCTGCTGATTACCTTTGCGGGTAAGTTTGGTGGTGCTACGAACCTATTTGCTGCTGGTGCGACTCAAATCTACAAGTTTGACTCTAACGATGCGAGTTTAGATGCCCTAACGACTTCAGGTTACACGGCTGTAGAAGGATGGGATGTCACTCAGTACGGTGGCAAGATGATTCTGGCTAACGGTCAGGATAAGCTACAGTCCTACGAAATCAATGTTTCCACTTATGTAACTGACCTAGCTGCTGCTGCACCTACGGCTAAATATGTGACTGTAGTTCGGGATTTCGTCGTTGCTGCTAACGATGGGAATGATGCGAACAAGGTCTACTGGTCGGACATTAACGATGAGACAGACTGGACTCCGGGTGCTGCTTCTCAGTCGGATACCCAGATCATCCCTGACGGCGGTGATATTACAGGTTTAGCGGGTGGCGAATATGGCCTGATCTTCCTAGAACGTGCCATATATCGGATGAGCTATACAGGCTCCCCGTTTTTCTTTCAATTTGATGCGATCTCAAGGTCTTTAGGATGTATCTCTAACGGCTCGATTGCTCAGTACGGTGGGCTAACGTATTTCCTAGCAGATGACGGTTTCTACGTCTGCGACGGTCAAAATGCTAAGGCTATTGGCGTAGAGAAAGTCAATAGATGGTTTTTTGATAACGCCATTCCGGGACAAATTCCTACAGCAATGAGTGCTACGGTTGATCCTATCCGTAAGCTAATTGTCTGGAAGTTTGAGAATACGTTTGGCGGTAAGAACCTGTTAATTTACTCGATAGACTTAGACAGGTGGTCTTACACGGATACCACAGCAACGGCTATTTCCTATGTATTAACGCCATCAGCGACGTTAGAACAGGTGGATAACTATAACGCTAGCATTGATGCGCTAGATATTCCGCTAGATTCACGGGTATTCGCTGGTGGACAGCTACTTTTTGCGGGTGTGGTGGGTGCTAAGATCGTATCTTTCTCTGGTCAGCCAAAGACTGCGAACATTACGACGGGTGATATAGCGGTAGGCAGGTCTACGGTGACGTTAGTTAAGCCGATTGTGGATAAGGGTAGTGCTTCTGTAGCGATTGCTAGCCGGGATTTGCTGTCGGATCAGGTGGAATTTGGCTCTGATGTACCTGCTGATGCTGAAAACCGTGTATCTATCCGTTCTAACGGTGAATATCACAGGCTAAGACTGACTCCGACAGGTGCAAACTGGGAAACAGCGGTAGGTTTAGAGGTAGAAGTCGTTAAGCAGGGTAATCGATGACTCAGTTTCGTACATTACCGCCATTTGGAGGGGATCAGAGGGCTGTTGCTGAGGTCGTTCGTGGTGTTATGGACGGAAAGACCAATAACACAGGCCGGATCACCCTAGCGACTAGCAATGCGGTTACAACGACCCTCTACGACGAGCGTATAGGCTACGACAGCCTGATTTTCTTCGTTCCTATATCTGCGGCTGCTGAGGCTGATTCGGCTCCCTATGGGGCGTTTCAGGACTCTACAGACCAGACTGCGGCTAACACCACAACGGCCTATGCAGTTACGTTTAACACGACAGATTATTCCAATGGAGTTTACATTTCCGATAGTTCTAAGCTAAACGTCAGGAATTATGGGATTTACAACATCCAGTTCTCGTTTCAATTTAAGAATACGTCAAACGATGGTCAGGACGTAGATATTTGGTTCCGTAAAAATGGGACTGACGTAGCTTCTTCTAATAGTAAGTTTTATTTGCCACCTAGAAAGAGTTCGGGCGATCCTAGTCACCTGATTGCTGCGATGAATTACGTTCTGGAAATGAACGCTAATGACTATGTTCAGGTAATGTGGCGGGTTAGTAATACTGGCGTTTCTTTGGAACAGTACCCGACTGATACGAGTCCGACTAGACCAGCAACGCCATCGACTATCATTACGATGTCTTACGTTGCACCATCGGCTACAACGAACTTATACGTTTCTACACAACAACAAGGATCAGCAACGATTAGTCATTGGGCTAACGCTACTGCTGACAAAACTTACGGATACATTATTGTCGGATGACGGAATTCAAATATATCGAGCCTGACCAACTAAGGAAGTGGTGGCCTAGCGTCAAGGCTGGATTAGAGAAGATTAAAGCGGTGAGTTCTGAAAGTTGGATCGTGGAGGATGTGTACACGGACTGCTGGAATCAGAAATCAGGGTTATGGGTTGGACTAGAGGATAACCATTTCAAATCGTTCTTTGTATTGCAGCCATTGGGGGAAGAACTCCATGTTTGGTGTGCTTGGACGTTAGAAAATGATTATCAGATGGTGCAAAAAGGTTTACAATTCATCAAAAATATGGCAAGGGAAAGTGGTAACAAATACCTAACTTTCACAAGTCATAGGCCGGGCTGGGAACGTAGAGCCAAAGCCTACGGATTCAAGCCTCGGAAATGGATAAGCGAGGTGTGATATGGGCGGTGGTGGCGGTACTCAAGAAACTAAGACGGAAATTAGCCCGGAGTTTAAGCCGTACATTACCTATTCGTTAGGTGAGGCTCAGAGGCTGTATCAGGGTATGCCAGCGGCTCCTGAGACCTTGGCAGTTGCTCCGTCAGCGGCTACATCTCAAGCCCTACAAATGGCTCAACAACGGGCTGTAGGCGGTTCTCCATTACTTCGTGCTGCTCAGGAAGAACAACTCGCTACGGTTCAAGGTAGAGGCGTTAATCCATTCCTAGGTGGTGCTTTAGAACAGGCTAACCGTCTAGCGGGTGAGCGTTATACCCAGAACATTCAAGACCTACAGTCTCAGGCTTCATCGGCTGGTCGTTATGGCTCGGCTGCAATGGGTCAACAAGCTGGTCGCGCACAAGACATCTTTGCTCGTGCATTAGCGGAACAGGGTGGTCAACTAGCGTACTCCTCGGCTGAGGCTGAAAGGGCTAGACAGATTGCGGCTTCTCAGGCTGCTCCACAGATGTCTTCGGCTGATTATGCTGATCTCCAACGTCTCTTACAAGTTGGTCAGGCTAGAGAAGGCTACGAACAACAGGGTATTCAAGGTCGATTGGCTGCACAAGATATTCCGATGCAAAGATTGCAACGTGCTGCTAACGTCTTCTATGGTGCGCCGCTGGAGACTAAGACCACTTCTACTCCTCAGGGAGGTAAATAATGGGTGATCCGATCACGATGGCTATGATTGGTGCTGGCGTTGGTGCTGTTACCAATCCTAGAAAGCCTCTACAGGGTGCGTTATTGGGTGGTGCATTAGGTGGCTTTGGTGGTGCAGCGATGGGTGGATTTAAGGCTGCTGGTAGTGCTGGAACTGCTGGTCTGGCTGGTGGTGGTGGCTCAGGAATGTTTACGGCTGGGACTCAGTTGGCTAACCCTATGGGTGCTGGTGGTACTTATTTCGCAGCAGGAACGCCTGCAGCAGCAGGATCACTACAAGCAGGTGGAAATGCCGTAATGAATGTCGGTCAGACTGCAATAGGCACTAGTCCTACATTTATGGAGCAAATGAGGGGTGGACTTCAGGGTATTGGTCAGTTTAACCGTGAAAACCCGATGGTTGGTCAGTTAGGAACTAATGCCCTTCAGAATATTGCACAACCTCAGCCTATGGCAGCAGCACCTACTCCGGGATTACTAAGAGGTAATCCATCACAGGAACAGCCTACTCAGTACGCTATGGGTATGCCACAAATTAACCTGTTAGGGTGACGTATGGCTATTGAAGACATCTTACCGCCGATATTTACTGGTACACCAGCTATGTATCAGGGGTTGCTTAACCCACAGGATCAGGCTGCGCTACAAAAACGAGCTAACTTAGGTGGATTGCTAAGTGCTGCTAGTGTATTGGCTCAGGGCATGAGTCCACAGGGCTATCGTCGGTCTCCTCTACAGAACGTCTTAACGGCTCTAGGTGCTGGATTTCAGGGTGCTGGTCAGACATTTGAATCTGGAATTAACCAGATGTCTAACGTAATGAAGTTGCAGCAGTCCCAAAGACAACTAAAGGGATTGCAAGAAT